ACTTGCAAGGAACTGTTTGAAGTCCTGGACGCCGGCAAGGTCCGCAAGGTTTGGCTATTGTCGGGACTCTATTTCAAGAAACGGGAACCCGCGGTTTATGCCCGCCTAGCGACCGGCCTTGCGGAGCGCGGCCAGCGTATCAAATGTAGCGAGAACCACGCAAAGGTCGCGGTTCTGATCGGGGCCGGCTTTACGGTCACGATGGAGGGAAGCGCCAACCTTACGGCTAACCCCCGAATCGAGCAAAACGTCGTCACCGGTAGCCCGGACGTCGCCGCCTTCCACGCCGCTTGGATGCGGGAAATTATTGAAGCCTGATGAACCATACCGAAACCGCCCTGCAATTGGCAACGGCCGGCGCCACCCTGGCCGACATTCAAAAGAAGCTTTCGGCCGATGGGGCGAGCAAAGCGGACGCCCTTGCGGCGCTGGATAACGTGCTGACGTATTATAAGACCCTGGCTAACTTTAACCCCGAAGTCGAAATGGGCCGCGCCTATTCCCGGCTTAACCTGATCTTCCTTAATGGGGTTAAGGTCCAAGACTTTAAGACCGCAATCGCCGCCCAGAAAGAGCTTAACCGGCTGCTAGGCCTTTACGGAAAGAACAACCCGCCGTCGCCGGCACAAACCCCCATCTATGACATTGACGAACTCCTCGCCCTCCCCGACCCCGGACCCGTCCCGCCGGATCGCGGAGCTGATAGCGAAGAAGGCCGCGGGGATTGAGCTGACCGCCGACGACCGCGCCTTCCTAGAAGCGCAACGGGCCGCCCGCGTCCCGCCCTCCCTGCTCGCCAAGCGCTGGAAGGTCACGGCCGGCCGCGTCTCGCAGCTTATCGCCCTAGGAATGCCTACGGACTCAATCGAGGCCGCGGAGGCCTGGAGGAAGGCCCGAGCGTCGACGTCCCGCGGCACTCCCCAACGAACGGACGAAGACGAACCTATCACCGTCGACCCTTCCGAGATTGCCGGCGCCGAGAATACGACGCTTGAGGAATCGCTTAAGGAACACCGGCGCTTGTCGGCCATCGCGCAACGCCGTTGGGCAAAAGCCCAGGAGCGCAGCGCTCCAGACGAACAGCGCCTTTTCAAGATTTACCAGGACAGCAAAGCCGGGGAAATGAAGATCGAAAGGACGGTCCTGGCGCAAAAGCTGGAAGCGAAGGAACTAGTTAAAATCAAGGACGTCTTTGCCGACTTGGCAAAAGTCCTGGCGGAGATTCGCAACGACGTCCGCGGAATCGGGATTGAAGTCGCCCCGACCGCCAACCCTGACGACCCTGGTCTGGCGCTTAAGACGATTAACGCGAAAACCAACAAGCTGCTTAAGAAATGGTCGACCGTAGAAGCCGACGCCCTGGAACGATTGTCGGAAGCGGAGCCGGCGGAGCCGAACGGACTCCAGATCGCGGAGGACGAACTTGCCGACGATGCCGAGTAGCTTTGAAATCAAGCTGCGCGGAGTCCTGGCGCCTGACCCTCACCAAGACCCGGTCGAATGGCTGGAGCATCACGTCCGAAACATCCCCTATTCGCCCCAGGCCGGCCCGTTTCGGATCAGTAACTCCCCCTGGCTGGAGGAACCCCTTCGCGCCCTTACCGACCCGGAGGTCCAAGAAATTGGAGCGCTTGGCTGCGTCCAATCCGGCAAGTCCTGGCTGATTGAAGGCGCGTCGCTTATTATCCCGACGCTGTCGCCTGGTCCGACGCTCATTCTCCAGGATATCGACCGCAACGCGTCCGACTTTCAGGAAACCCGGCTGCGCGTCCTATGGGAGTCTATCCCCGCGATTAAAGAGCTGATTGGGCCGGACGGAATCCCGAAGACCGGGGCGATTCAATTCCGCGGGAATACCGCCTGGGTATTGGGCGCGAACAACGAACGCAATTTGCAACGCCGGTCGATTCGTTTCCTGCTAGGGGACGAAGTCTGGCTTTGGGGACCGGGTAGCCTAAAAGAAGCCCTGGCGCGAACGACGGCTTTCCGTTGGCAATCAAAGACCGTGCTGGTTTCCCAGGGTGGCGTCGAAGGCGACGATTGGTCCCAATGGTTTAAGACTACGGATCAAAGGGTCTGGACCTTCTGCTGCCCCGCTTGCGGCCACCGGCAACCCTACAAATGGGAACAGATTATCTTCCCAAAAGAAGCAAGGACTCCCGAAGGATGGGACTTGGATAAAATCCGCAAGGGAACGACCTACCAATGTGAAAGCTGCAAACACCAGCTGGAAGACTCTAACCGCGTCCGAACGGAGCTGAACAAGTCCGGCGCTTATGTAGCCACAAACCCGACGGCCCCAAAATCCCGCCGCGGTTACCATTGGAACGCCCTCTGCGCCCAATGGGGACTTTCCTGGGGCGACCTGGCCGTCGAATGTATCGAAGCAAAAAGGGATTTCGAGAACGCCAACGCGACGTCCCGCCGCGAATTCGTCCAGAAGCGCCTTGCCCAGACCTGGAGGGAAGAAGCGGACGAAGTCCAGATCGAGAGCAGCGTCGGCGGCTACAAGACCGGCGAACCCTGGGCGGAGGAAGGCGGCTTCGTCGCCGGCAAACCAAAACCCGGCAAAGAACTTACGGCCGACGACCGCGCCTTGCCTGATTTCGTCCCCTTGCGGTTTATGGGGGTCGACGTCCAGCGCCGCGGTTTCTGGTGGGTAATCCGTTCGTTCAGCGGCGACGGCCGTAGCCGGCTTCACTCTTTCGGCTATTGCTTCGCCTGGTCCGAGCTTATCGACATTCACCGCAAAGCCGGCGTCCACGCGGCTAACGTCTTCGTCGACTCCGGCGACCAGCAGGACGAAGTCCTGGCAGCTTGCGCGGCTAACGGATGGGTAGCGACGCGCGGCGACCAGCGCAACGAATACGCCTGGAAGGTCCGCACCCCGCACGGGAACAAGACGGAAATCCGACCCTACTCCCCGCCGGTCGTGGAGCTTGTCGGCCAACGCCGTTGCAAGCGGTTTTACTTCTCCAATCTCCGGCTTAAGGATACCCTGGCGCTTCTGATCCGACGCGGCCGGCATACCCGCCCCGACGACGTCCTGGAGGAATACCTTAAGCAAATGCAATCCGAACGCCGGACGGTCGGAGCCGGCGGAAAGCCAATCTGGGAACAGATAGAGTCGCGGGCGAACCACCTTTGGGACTGCGAAGTTATCCTTATGTTGCCGGCCATCGCCTGGAAGCTGACGGGGAAGGCCGAGCAAATGGTCGAAGAAGCGCCGGCGGAGGAAGCCGACCCGGCTTGACAATGCCGGCGGACTTGGCAGATTTCCTTACGCGCCTACCGCGGTTCTGGCATAGGATTGGGGAGGTAGCAGCGGCCTCCGACCAGGTGCTGGGATCGGAAGGCCGCCCTTTTGACTGCCGCCTAGTCTTATGGCCCGAGCGACAGGTTGCTTTCTTATCCTTTCCCAATCCCGAATCGAAGCGATCGCGGACAAGGCCGCTTCGCTCCTTATGGAAGGAAAGACTATGATGAATTACGCCGATTCCGGGACTTCCGTCGGGAAGGCTTTTCCAATGGACGTCCAGACGGTCCTGATCGAAGCCCGCTACGCGCTCCAGGTCAAAGACCCGAACCAATACGGCCCAATTGACCGCGTCCGCGTCTATAACGGCCTTTGGAACTTCCGCGGCCTCTAATTTATGGCGAAAGCGAACATTAAGACCGCAATCCGCAAAGCCGTCCGCGACGTTAAGGCCTACGCTAAAAAGCACGGCCTGAAGGTCAACGCCTACGGCGGCGGCGGCGGTTCCGGCATCTTCTCGCAATTCGAGTCCGCCAAATATTCCAATAAGCGCCAATGGGTTAACACGCCCTGGCCGGCGGACTTCAAGCGGACTATGACGGTTTTCGACCGTCAGGAGCTTACGCGGAAGATGCGTTGGCTTTCGGTCAACAGCGGCCTGGTCCGCCAGATGATTAACGATATGGTCACCTACGCCGTTGGCGATGGGATCAAGGCGCAGCCGGCTTCCGGCGACGCCGCCTGGGATGCCGCGGCGCTCAAATATTGGAACGATTGGTCCGAAAAGCCCTGCGAAATCACCGGCCGTTATAACCTGACGGAATGTCTTCAAATCATTTGCAAGAAAATCGACGTGGACGGGGAAATCTTCGTCCTGAAGACCTACGGTCCGAACGGAGCGCTTATCCAACTGATTGAGTCGCACCGCGTCGGAACGACGATGGACAATAACGTCCCGGCCCCGGAGGGAATGACGGATGGAGTAATGTTCAATAAATACGGCGCGGTTACCGGCTACCAGGTCATTAGGTCGGACGGTTCCGGCCGGCTTGTCCCCGCGTCGGCTATGCTTCACGTCCATATCCCGGAGCAAGTCAGCGGAGCGCGCGCTTATAGCCCTATTCAGCATAGTATTAATAACCTGATCGACGTCCTGGAAGTCCTGTCTTTGGAAAAGGTCGCTATGAAGGTCGGCGCGGATATCGTCCGCACGATCACCCGCGAAAATCCGCAATTCGACGGTTCCGACGCCGACTTCCAGGCCTTCGGAATGCGCCCGCAGGACTACCCGCAAGGCGTCTACGACAACCCCGAACAAGTCGGAAACTTCATTGGCGGAAAGACGCTCTCCCTGGCGCCCGGTGAAGAATTGAAGATGATTGAGTCGGGCCGGCCGTCCCCGAACGTCGTTTCGTTTATCGAGCATAACAACCGCGACAGCTCGCAGGGGTTCCTGCCTTACGAGTTTATCGACCTGACCAAAGCAAACGGGGCCGCTATGCGCGTCACCCTGGGCAAAGTCGACCGCAGCGCTTCGGCCCGTCAGTCCATCCTGATTCACCGCGTCCTGATTAAGCTCTGGGGCTACGTCATCGGGACGGCCGTCGCCAATAATGAGCTGCCGATGCCTTCGACCGGCGATTGGCATAGGGTAGGCTGGGTCACTCCCCGCCGGATCACGGCCGACGCCGGCCGCGAAGCCGTCGCTAACCAGCGCGATATCGAAATGGGACTTAAGACCCTTTCCGACCACTACGCCGAAAACGGTTCCGACGTTAAAGAGGAAGTCCGCCGCCGCGCAGCTGACGCCCGCCTGATTATCGACGCGGCCGCCGAGTTTAACGTCCCCGTTTCAATGGTCGCCTCCCTGGCTACCAACGTCCAGCCGGAGGCGATTAACGCCGCCGCGGCCGGCTCCCCGTCGACGGACCCCCATAGCGGCTTCGTCCCCTTCCCGTCCGCCGGCAACCCCTAACCCTTACCCCCTTTCAATATGCGAAACCTTATCAAAGACATTAAGGCGAACCGCCCGCTTCTGATCCAGCCGGAACAAGCGAACGCCTACCTTGAGCGAACCGCCAAGGTCGACCTTCCCCTGGGCGCCAAGCTGTCGGACTTTTCCGATATGCTTTCCGCTATGTTCGGGGAGCCGGAAACCCTGGAAGTCTTCCCGCCCTTCGCGATCGTCCCGGTCAAAGGGGTTATTTCCAAGAACGTCAGCGAGCTGGACGCCCTTTGCGGCGCTTGCGATATCGAACACGTCGAAGAAATGCTGGAAGCCGCGGAGCGCGACGCGTCCGTTACTACGGTTATCCTGGTTATCGACTCCCCCGGCGGAACGTCCGTCGGCGTCCCGGAGCTGGCCGCCCGAATCCGCAATTACAGCAAAGAAGTCCTAGCGTTCACCGATAACGAAGCCTGTTCCGCGGCCTATTGGCTTGGCTCCCAGGCGCGGGCCTTCTACGCGACCCCGTCGGCCACGGTCGGCTCGATTGGCTGCTATATCGCTTATCCCGATTGCTCCAAGGCCTACGAAATGGAAGGGGTTAAAATGGAGGTTATCAAGTCCGGCGCTTTCAAAGGCGCTGGCATCGCCGGCACGTCTTTGGACGACGGTCAACGCGCTATGCTGCAAAAGGAAGTCGAAGAAATCCACGCCGACTTTAAAGCGGACGTTAAAGCCGTCCGCCAATTCGCGGACGACGCGTCTATGGAAGGTCAGACCTTCAGCGGGAAGAATGCCGCCGAAGCCGGCCTGGTTACCGGCCTGGTTAACGGCTTCGACGAGCTGATGGAATCCCTTAACGCGGAAGTCGCCAAGCAAATGGAAGCCGACGAACGCAACGACGCCGCGGCCGAAGCCGAAGCCGGCGAAGGGGAGGAAACCGCCAAGGCGAAGGCCTTCCGATCCGCGTCCGCCCGCGCCCTGGCCGGCGTCAACCTGAAGCCGTCCGCCAAGGCCTCCAAGATGGAGGAAGGCGAAGACAACGAAGACGAAGAAGAAGGCGAAGACGCCCCGGAGTCGGAAGACGACCAGGAAGAAAAGAAGCCGGAGTCGGAAGACGACGAAGACGACAAGGAAAAGAAGTCTGAAGACGACCCCGACCAGGACAAGGCCGCCCCGCAGCCGAAGTCCGACGACGACGAAAAGGAAGACGGGAAGGAATGCGCCGACGAAGACGATAAGGAACGCGCCGAAGACGAAGAAGGCGCCGGCGACGACGCGGTCGACACCGACGAAAAGCCCGACAAGTCCGGCGTTAAGCGCAACCGTTCCAAGGGCATCGCTTGACTGCCGCCTAGTCCTAACCTTCCGATTATGACGCTCGAAGAAACCCTTAAGACCCTGAAGTCGGCCTTTTCCGGCAAGTCCGCCGAAGCCGAATCCCTGGCCGGTCAGGTCAAGGCGCTTACCGCGAAGAACGATACCCTTTCCGCCGAATACGCCGCCCTGGCCGAAAAGCTGGAAGCGCAGTCCGCCGCCCTGGCGGAGCGCGACGGTCTGGCCGGCAAGGTCGAAGAATTGACCAAGGCGCTGGCCGCGGCCGAAGCCCAGAAGGTCGCCGCCGTCTCGCAGATCGAGTCCGCCGGCAAGGTCGCCGCCAAGATCGCGGCCAGCGTCGGCGTCCCGGCCGTCGAAATCAACCCGGCCGAAGCTGCGGCTTCCGCCCCGAAGTCCAACGCGGAAGTCTGGGAAGCCTATATCGCCATTAAGAACCCCGGCGAAAAACAAGCGTTCTACAACAAGAACCGCGCCGCCATCGTCGCCCACCTGGGCGTCCGCTAATCCTTTCCCCCCCCTAACTCCTAACTAATCCCTACTATGAGCAATTCCGTTCTCAACCAGGGCTTGGCCCCGCAGTTTGTCGCCGCCGAAACGCTGCGCACCCTCGTCCCGGTCCTCGCCCCCCTGAACAAGATCGTCACGACCGACTTCAGCGCCTACGTCGCTGAAAAGGGCCAGGTCGTCCATACCCGCTTCGCGAACAAGTTCACCGCGTCGACCTATGACGTCGCGACCGGCTTCGTTCCGTCCAACGCCGTCGCTACCGACGTCGCTATCACCCTGGCCGACCATAACTACGTCAGCGCCGCCTTCACCGATACCGAAGTCGCCACGATTTCGCTCGATATGCTGCGCCGCGTCTTTATCGCCCCGATGGCGAACGCCACCGTTCAGTCCCTGTTCACGTCCGTGATCAGCAAGACGACCGCCGCTAACTTCGCCGGCGTCGCCTACTCCGGCACCAAGGCCAATTTCAACCGCACCGCGATTGCCAACGCCGCTACCGCGATGACCAAGGCGAACCTTCCGTTTGCCGACCGCGGTCTGCTCCTGACCCCCGACGCCTTCGGCCAGCTGCTCCAGGACCCGTCCGTCGCGCAGTATCTGTCGATCGGTGATACCTCCGTCATTCGCGACGGCAAGGTCGGCCGCCTCCACGGGATCGACATCTACGAATACAACGGTTTCCCGACCACCGGCACGACCGCGACCGAACACCTTAACGGCATCGCTTCCTGCCGCGAAGGCCACGTCATCGTGACCCGCGTCCCGGCTGCCCCGACCACCGGCGGCGGCGAGCAGATCACCGTCCAGGACGAAGAAAGCGGTTTCGCCTTCGCCCTTCGCAGCTGGTATGATTGGTCCAAAGGGACGTCGAATATCTCGGCTTCCTGGATCACCGGCTCGTCCGTGGGCAACCCGGACGCCGCCCTCCGCGTCGTCATCTCCGACCTCTAAACCTCACCCGCCACGCGCGGGACGAGTTAAGCCCTCCCTTCGGGGAGGGCTTTTTTGTGCCTTTAAACCCCTCTGGCTTGCCCTAGGAGGCGTTTTGACTGCCGCCTAGTCTTATGGGTGCTATCCAAGACGAATGGGCCGCAGACGCGTCCGAAATCCTATCTGAAATCCCTAAAGCCGTAACGGTCCGCCGTGGCTCTGGCCCCTCCACTTCGTTTAATGTCCTTATGTCGGCCCCGATGGTCCAGCAAGACCTAGAAACCGGCGGCTTCCTGAATTCGACCGCCTACGACGTTAAGTTTCTTAAAACCGATTGCGCCGCCCATCCTGGGGTCGTAATCTACGGGAACCTGGTCGCCTATAACGGCGCCGACTACCGAATCGTAGCGATTAACGACCGGCCGCCGTCCGCCTGGGTAATCGTCCGCGTCCAGACCAAGGCCGGCCCCGCCTAATGCCCGTCCGCGTCTCCAAAGACGTCGAAGTCGACGCCGCCGGCTTCCTGGCGCACCTTCACGACTTTGCTAAAGTAATGGGAAAGTCTATGGGCGAAGTCATTAAGCAACAGGCCGCGCTATTCTGTCGGGATATGATCGACTATACGCCCCCCTTCCAAGGGTCGAACAAAGGAAAGCCCGGAAGCGGCGGAACGGCCGACGCAAAGCGTCAGGGTCAAATGAACGTAGAAAACCAGATCAGGACTATTTTCCGCCCGCTGTCCTGGGCGAACCCGGCTATTATCGCCGGCCTAGGCCGCGAAGACGTATTTAAGAAATGGCGCAAGGCTTCCGTGGAAGACCACAAATACGCGACGACCTCCGGGAAGAAGCTTATCCCCTGGAAGACGTTTCAGCAGCGGTTCGGAGGTAACGCCTACGGAAGCGCTAACTTCATCGCCGCCGGCGACATTGGTTCAATGAAGTCTTTCCATACGGCTAACCGAACCGACAGCGGCCGCGGTTGGCTTAAGACTTCGGCGCGTAAAGGCAACGTCGTCGCCTTTGTGGAAAAGGAATCGGATATTAAGGCCTACGTTCGCCAGAAACAGAAGTCGGTCGCCAAGCTAAAAGCCCCCTATATGACCGCCGGCAACAAAGCGTCGACCAAGGTCCGTTTCCCTGGCTGGGTCAATCATCCCGAAATGGCCGGCGAAGCGATTAGCGACGATCAGACCAGCGTCGCCCTTAAACCCAGCTACACGGTTGGAAACCGCATCGGCAACAAGGTCGACAGCGCCCGCTTCCTCGCCCTGGTCCGCAATAAACGCGCCTTCGCTATGCGGTCCGTAATGGCCGCCAAGATGAACAAGGAAAAACAAACCCTTTGGGAAGCGACCGCGGCCGGCTCCATTGGGCAAACCCGCCGCGGCTTTAACTAACCCCTCTTTATGCCCGCCCCCTACGCTATCCGCACGATTGCGGAACAATCCCTTAACGCCTGGTTTGCTACCAACGCCGCGGCCCTCCCCGGCGTCGCTATCCACGTCGGCCAGACGGAGGAAATCCGCAGCGTCCCGATTGTCATCCTATATTGCGAATCGGCCCGCGGCGCGGCCGACCTAGGCGCCAAGCCCCTAGGCAATTTCGAGCTGTCCGTTAAAATCTACGTCTATTCCAGCGCGGACGATTCGACCTTGGAACAGCACCGGCAGCGCGTCGAAGCCGTTCAGGCAATTATGCAAGATATCCCCGGACTTCAAGCGGCCTGGACGGAAGGCGCCCTATATGCCGGTTGGATCACGTCGGACGACGAAGGGGTCGCGGACCGGCGCTTCGGGAACGTCCTCCAATACACCCTTTTTGCGGTCTACCCCCCCGCTTGACTGCCGCCTAGTCTTAACAACTTCCGCCAATGGCTAACCCTAACACTTACGGAACGCCCCACGTCTTCGGCTTGCTGGACGTTTCGCAGCCCTATATCACGAACCAGAGCGACAGCCAGGACTCGTCCTGCGCCGTCGACGTCAAGGTTTTGGATTCGACCGGCCGCGTTATCACGGTCCGCAAGGACGACCAGCACGACGTTATCACCTTTACCGGCATCCTGAAGCCCGGCGAAGACGTGCCGGTGGCCGGCGGAACCGTCAGCTACGGCGGTTTTTACTACATTATCGACTCGATTACGGACGCCGGCGAAAACAGCGGCTTCCGTAAATTCACGATCAAGGCTACCTGGTATCAGGAAGTCGACGCTACCCCGGCCCCCTAATCCCCTCCGGGGTCTTTTCCCAACGTGGAAAACCGTTGGATAAAGGTCGCGACGATGCTCCCGCCGACTATTGAAGTCTGCGGGACTCGTCTTTTGCCTTTCTGCCTACGTCACCGCGTAGCCCTGGCCGCTATCAATTCGCCGGCGCTGTCCCGCGATCGAGAAATGACCGGCGACAATTTGCTGGCGGCCGTCCGCATTCTTTCCTCCAGGACGCTGGAGCAGATTCGCCGGCCGTCGACCATTCGGGAACTCTGGTGGGCTGCCAAGCTGCGCAATAACCAGAAAGCGCTGATTGAGGAAGCGTCCAAGCTAATGGTTTATTTCGAGGCGCAATCCCTATGGCCCCGCTTTTGGGAAAAGCCGGCCAAGCCCGGAGCCGAAGCCGGAACGCCCTGGGAACTAGTCGTCGTCGCGTCTCTGATCCGTAACGGCTGCACGACGGAAGAAGCCTGGACGATGCCGGAGTCCGAAGCCGTCTGGCTTCATATCGCCCACGTCCAAGCGGAAGGCGCGGATATCAAAGTCGTATCGGATCAGGAATGGGATATTATGCAAAGCTACCTTGCGGAGCAGCGCCTTAAAGCCGCGGCCAAGGCCGCCGGCGAAACCCCTAACAACCCCCGCGCTAACTGATTTATGGCCGACGACGTAAAAGTTAAGTTTGGCGGCGACTTTACGGACCTGAACAAAGGAGCCGAAAGCGCCGCGACCAAGGCCGGGACGGCTATGCAAGGATGGGTTTCCGACTTCGCAAAGTCGCTTAAGTCGTCAATCGCCCAGGCCTTTTCCCTGCAAAACATCACTTCGACGCTATATAGCAAAGGCCGCGAACAGCTGCGCGAAATGGCGGAGCTGGACGTCCTTTCCAAGTCGCTTGGCATTTCGTCGACTGACCTCCAGCAATTCGCGGAAATGGGGAAGCTTGCCGGCTTGTCGCAAGAACAGATGGGAAAAGCCGTCCAGAACGCTAACCGCCTGATTGCCCAGGCCGCGGTCGGAAACAAGGGTTCCCAGGAAGCCCTTAAGCAAATGGGGTTCACCCAGAAGGAAGTCACGTCCGGCCAGATCAAGGCGCTGGATATTGTCTACAAGCTTGGCGAGAGTTTCAAGAAAAGCGGAAACGAGACGGTCGCCGCGGCCAAGGCAACAGCGGCCTTCGGGGAAGCCGGGTCTTCTATGGTTTCGATTCTCCGCCAGGGTAACGAAGCGATCCGCGAACGTATCCGCCTGATGGCGATCTATTCCGAAGAATCCGTCCGGGCCGGCCGCCGTGCTAACGACGCAATCGAGCGCGGGGAAAAAATCTTCTACCGCGAAACCGTCGGCGCTGCTTTCGGGACGCTTGGCGGCGCTGCGCAATCTATGGAAATGCGGGGACTGCTTTCCGAAACCAAGCAACAGCTAGGAATCGGAAGCGGCGGCGCCGAAGTCCAAAACTTCAACCCGACCAGCTCCGAATTGTCGGGAATGAGCGCGGAACAAATGCGGGCATTCACCCAGACCTTGCTTAAGAACGCGGCCGCAAAGGGTATTGGCGCCCAGGACGTAGCGGACTTTTTCAAGAGGAAATCCGAAGTCCAGCTAGGGGAAGGAAACCGCGAAATCTCCGCCCGCCTTGCTTCCTTCGCGCAGCTGTCGGCCGTAGAGGAAGAAAACCTGAAGAAGAAACAGCTAGGGGAATCCCGTTTCCTTTCCAGCGCTACGCCGGTCCTGGCCGCTTCCTCCCTCCAACAGATCGGCGGCGGCGACATTTCGTCCGTTACTACCGGCCTTTATACCGGCAGCATCGAAGACAATACGCGGCGCACGGCCGACGCGACGGAAAAGCTTGCCAACAAAGGGGACCAGCCGACGCCCAGCCGCGCCGCGATTATCAACAAGGCGAAATAACCCCGCGACTTTATGGCCGACCCTACTATCAAGAAATATGGTAACGAGCTAATCGCCCCAGGGGAGCGTCAGCCGAACGGCTCTTTTCACCTGGACGCCTTTGGACTCGCCCAGGCGCAGCTTATGTTCGCGCTGGATTCCGACCCGGCCAACATTACCGACGCAATTGATATGTATCAGACCGGCGTCGACTACCCCGACGACCTTGGCTTTACGATGCGGTCTTATAAATACGCGATCAGCACGACGGCCGGCGGCGTCGCTATGTTGACCGTCGACTATATGGGGGTAGCCAGGACGACCGGCTGGACGGACGCGCAGATCACCGGCGTAGCGTCGACGACCGCGCAGCCAATCGAGACGCACCCGGCCTTTTCTAAAGACGTCACGATTGACGAAACGACGCACCCGGCCCTTGCCGGGACTCCCTCCGCCCCGGTCAATAACGCTATCTTCGTCGTCGCCCCTCCGCAGCCTAACGGAAATATTCAATTCTCCTTTGGCGGCTTCGGCGTCGCCCAAGGCGAGACGCCCAACAAGAAAGCAGGAATTCGCCAATTCCTCCGGCCGATGCTTAACGTCCGCGGCCAGATTTTCTTTAACGCGGAACAAGCTAGCCGGTCGGCCGCTATGGTCGCCAACATTGGGAAGACGCTTTATAACGAGACGGATATGTGGACGCTGATCACCCCTAACGACGCGGTCGGCGCCCTGACTCCCGAAATCTGCCTTCTGACCAGCGCTTCCGTTGAACCTATCGGCTACCCTGGCGGCGACGGGACGGAACTTGCTGGGATTAAAGTCGTCTACGATATTATGGTCGGCGGCTCTAGCGGTTGGGACGAAGACATTTATTGGAAAGCCGACGGGGCTATCTTCTCCTAATGGACGACCTAGGCTTCCAGGGGACCGGCTCGCGGTTTAATACCCGATTCGGGGCCGGCGAAGACATTTACGCTTCGCAGCTGAACGGACTTGCGGCCGGCATTCAGTCGGCGCTTGGAATGCCCTACCTAGGCGCTGGGCAAAGCGTCTCTTTCGTCCCTGGCGGGAATCTCATCACCGGCCCTTCCCCCGTAGAAAACGCAATCGGGACGGCGATTAACATTAAATTTGGCGGCTATATCAACCACTACCAAATTGAAGTCGGAACGTCTTTCCTAGGGGTTACGCTGCTCCCTACGCCTACCCTGAAGATCGCGAAAGGCGGGAACGTCTGGCGGCCTGAAAACTCCGAATGCACCGAACAACTCTGGGCTAGTCAAATCCTAGCGGAAGACGGGATTACGGTCGTCACCGGCGCCGACCCTTCCAGCGTTTGGGCATCGGCCGACGGCTATATCGTAATGGTCCCTGGGGAAACTTACTACCCCTACGCTTACCACCTAGAAACGGAATTCGGGTCTTTCTTCTATATCTACGTTTCCACGTCGCCGGCGCTGACGGTTGCTTGCCCCAACACGCTCCCCGATGGAATCCCAGAACCGGGGACGCCCTACAAGGTCCACGGCATCCTTTTGGGGTCGGCTACCTATACCCTGCCTTTTTTCCCGGTCGTCCAGCAATTCGTCGTCGGCTCCATTACCTGGCCGAATCTCCCTAGCGACGTAACCCCTGAATACGTCAACCATTGGGAAGCGAAATACGAAAGCATTCTAATTGATAACGTCCCCAACGATATCGTTAAGATTGGGAAAGGAGGGAACGTCTGGAACCCCTCCACGACCGCGGATCAGAACGCGCACGAAAAACGCGCGGACGTAATCACAAGCGACGGCTCGGTCGTAGTAGTCACGGGGACGAACGGGGATAGCCCTTGGGCATCGGCCGACGGCTATATTATGCCTTACGCGAACGCTAATACCTATATTTACGCGTTCAAGGTTACCTATAACAACGGGAATACGTCCGACTTCTATATCTACGCGGCCGTTAGCGACGCCCTATTGCCGGCCGCCGGCGGAGTCGTCGACTTGCCCGCCGGCCTGGAACCCGCGCCGGCTCCAGCTGGGGAATATACGGTCCAAGGCCTACGCGTCGCGGATATCATTTGGACCGGCGAAGGAGAGGGGAAAAACTTCAGGATCGAGCAGCGCGTCGTCGGCTCCATTACCTGGCCGGACTACGTCCCGCCCCCGGTCGTCCAGCAATTCGAGGTTTCCGTTACCCAGGTCGTCGACGAATACCGGCTTAAGATCGCGAAGGGTAATATTCTTTGGATGAATACCCGTTGGGACATTTCCCGAACGGAAGGAATCGACAACTTTACAATGCCCTTGCAAGGCGAAGCGCGTAAAATCTGGGTCTACCCCACCGGCTCGCTGACCAATGGGGACAACCCTTCGTCGCCCTACGTCAATTCCGGCGGCTATATTTCCTTGGAGACTACCCAATCTTATGGAGTCTACATTATCGGGAATCAGGATTCGACCGCGGCCGGCTCTAATTTCGGAAACGTCACGCTAGCCGTGATCGCGGACGGGTCAGACGCGGACAGCAAATCGGAACCCTTTTACGGCGGCTATATGGGCCGCCAATGGGCGACGGCCGCTACGCCCTTCCTGGAGGTCGACGGGTCGCTTTATGGACTTGGCGGGATTGGTATTTCGGCAAATTGGCGCTATAACTACAACTGTCAGCGCTACCTGATCGCGAAAGTCTATTGGAATGAAGACCGTTGGATCGTCGAACAACAGCTTTACGGACCTGTAACCCTGCCCGACGACCTTATGTTTATGGGCTGCCGGTTCGTTATTATGGACGAAATGGGCGAACCTTGGCCGATGTATTACGAATCGGAACAAAACGATTGGGAAGGCGCCTGGTCGGGATATACCAAGGACGGAAACCCCGACCTTTGCACGGTCCCGATTGTCCCTTAAGGCCTTCCCCGCCGGCTTTGACTGCCGCCTAGTCTTATGGCGACGACGGTCATTGAATTTAAACGCGGGACGTCCTTTGGGGCGGTTTGCACCTATACCCAGGACACGCCGTCCGCGCCGGCTAACCTGACCGGGGTAACGGTTACGTCCGCCCTTCGGGACGCGGCGCATAAGCTCTATAACCTGACCGTTACGGTTACCAGCCCGACGACCTTTAACGTCACCTATTCCGGCGACTCGTCCGATTGGTATTTGGGGACCGCCTATTGGGACTTGCGCTTCGGTTACGGGACCGGGTCTGCCTTCTATACGCAGACGATTATTCTTAACGTTATTCCCAACATCACGCCGAACGTCTAATGTCGCTTCTTGTCCAGCTGCTAGAGTCCGCGACGATCGGCGCGTCTACGCCGACGCCGGCAACGGTCACCTTGGCGACCGGCGTCCCTGGTCCGCAAGGTCCGGCCGGCCCGCAAGGTCCAGAAGGTCCGATCGGGGAAACCGGCCCGCAAGGCGAACCTGGTCCCGAAGGCGAACAAGGTCCGCAAGGGGTCCAAGGGGTTCAGGGTCCGCAAGGCCCGCAAGGTCCGCAAGGTCCGCAAGGAATCCCTGGAGCTACGGGCGCAACGGGCGCCACCGGCCCCGCGGGCGCTACCGGCCCCGCTGGCCCGCAAGGTCCGCAAGGGGTTAAAGGCGACACCGGCGAAGCTGGTCCTATTGGCGCGACCGGCCCGCAAGGTCCACAAGGCCCGCAAGGTCCGCAAGGTCCGACCGGCGCTACCGGCGCCACCGGCCCGCAAGGTTCGACCGGCCCCGCCGGCGACAAATACGCGACGACGTCCACGACTTCGCTTCTGATCGGGAACGGCTCCAAGACCCTGACCGTCGCGTCCGCCCTGGCTTACTCCACGCAACAAAGCATCGTTATTGCCTACGACGCTAGCAACCATATGCACGGGGACGTTATCAGCTATAACGCCACGACCGGCGTTATGGTTGCCGACATTCAGAACCACACCGGCGCGGGGACGTATTCGGTTTGGTCCGTTAACCTAGAAGGCGCTGCCGGCATCCAAGGCCCGGCCGGCCCCACGGGAGCGACCGGCGCCACCGGCCCCGCCGGCCCTGCTGGTCCCCAAGGTCCGCAAGGAATCCAAGGCCCTGCCGGCCCCACCGGCGCAACGGGAGCCACGGGAGCGACCGGCGCTACCGGCGCGATTGGTCCCGCCGGCCCTGCCGGCCCTACCGGCGCGACCGGCGCACAAGGTCCAGCTGGTCCGCAAGGCCCGCAAGGAATCCAAGGCCCGCAAGGCGACCAAGGTCCGGCCGGCCCGCAAGGCATCCAAGGCGAACAAGGCATCCAAGGCGAAACCGGCCCGCAGGGTCCGCAAGGCATCCCTGGCGAAGTCGAAGAAGCCCCTATCGACGGAACCCCCTACGTCCGCCTTAACGGCGCCTGGGAAGCCCTGATTATTTCTTAAACCTATGGCGCTTAACCTCTATTCTTCGACGACGACCGACACGCTCCTGGCCGCCAAGCTGGACCTTGCCGGCGGAACTATGACCGGCGCTCTTAACTTGTCGGCTTCCGGAATTATTTTTAGCGATTCGACCTACCTTACCACGGCCCCCGCCGGCTCCACGCTTGCCGCGGATCAGCTGACGGCCGGCGCTGTCACGGCCAACCCCACGGCCGGCCCCACGGCTGCCGGCGACGTCCTTAAATACGACGGTTCCGCCCTGATCTGGGCGCCCGGTGGCGGCGGCGGTTCCGTTGCCTGGGGTAGCATCACCGGCACGGTCACCGACCAGACCGACCTTACGACCTATCTGTCCGGCGCTTATTATCCGCTTTCAGGCAACCCCTCCGGCTTCCTGACGTCCGTCCCTGGTAAAACCGTCTACGAAGTCACCAGCAACGCCTATACGCTGTCTTCGACCGACGCTAATAATATCGTCTATATCCCTGGCGGCGCTAGCGGCGGCTTCCCGCCAATCAACATCACGGTCCCCGACGACGCCACCTACTCTTTCCCTGTCGGGACGGTCATTACTCTTTCGATTAATAATAGCGTCGGCGGTTCTGACGTTAACCTAGTCCTAGGCGACCCGATGGCGCCGGCGCCGACGATTATCGGAACGACCAGCTTTAGCAGCTCCACAAGCGGAAACTTCCTGCTGACCAAGGTCGTGGGTAATCTTTGGGTCTGCTCTTAATCCCCCTTATGATCTTCTATCTTTGTTCCGTTGCCTTTGCCTTTATCGCCGGCGCTGTCGGCGGAATCCTGGTCTACCGCAATAACGCGGTTAAGCTCCAGACAAAGGAGTCGGAAGCCCGCAAGCTGCTGGAAGCCCTGAAGGGGAAGTAAAACACCGTTTTACGATGCGTCTGCTTTTGGTAATCGCGGCCCTGCTCCTGGCTGGCTGCCCGACTACCAATCCCGACACGGCCGGCACGGGGACCGCGACGCCGCCGGCGGATAACTTCGCAAAGGTCGGGGACCAGCTCGATAAGGCGGACCAGCGAATCGCCGCCGCAATCACCGTCGCCCGCGAACACGCGGAAAGCCCCGCCGTCGTCCGCGCCGAAACGGGAGTCGCCCTTTCCTTCCTTCCGAAGCCCGATCAGACCGCAGTCGACTACGTCCGCGCCCGCGTCGCCCGTAATAACCCGGAGGAATACAAACGCGCCGAAGACGCCGGCCGCAAGCTGCTGACGGTCATTAATGCGAATTGGGATAAGGCCGCCGCGGACGCCGCGAAGAACAAGGCCGCCCTGGACACGGCTAACAAAGAGATTGAGAAACTACGCGCCGAAATCGAGGAAGTCCGAACCGAAGGAGTCCGCAACGCCTTTGCGGTTGCCGCGGGAATCTGCTTTCTGGCCGCCCTGGGAATGGCCCTGCTAGGCCAATACGTCCGCGCCGGCGCTGCCTTCCTGATTGGCGGCGCTATCGGCTCCCTTCCGTTCGTCTTTAACTCCCCCTATTTCATCCCCGCCGTCGGCTTCCTAGTCGTCGTCTTCCTAGGCCTTGCCTGGTCGAAGCTGCGCAAGCCGTCCGCGATCCAAACCCCCGCGACCGATGTCCCTGAAGAAAAAGATACGAATTCGGGAAGTCGTAACGCCGAATAACGAGCTAGGCCTGACGTCGGAAATCGGGGAAGACCAATACCTGGTCCGAATCCACCCGGTCCATTGTTCCGAACGCTCCAGGATGAACACGGTCGTTCACGAAGGCCTTCACGTCGCGGACTTCGATGGTCTATCCGAACGCAAGGTCCGGCTGCTGACCGCCTACGTCGTCGAATGCCTTTGGAGGGAAGGATATCGCCGCGTTAAACAAAAGCCCCGCCGCAAATGAGCGCCGCGCAGCCAATCGACCCGGAAGGTTTCAGCCCCGAAGTTAAGCAGGGAGCGCTTGCCGGCCTCCTGGGGTTGCTGGGTATGGTCGCCCGGATCGTTATCTCCCCGGAGCCGGTCGGCTGGGTCTGGGTAACCAAGCGCCTGGTCGCCGCGACGATAACCGCGGCCTTCGCCGGCCTCGCCCTAGAATCTTACGTTTCCAATCCGCAACTACGCTACGCCCTGACCGGCCTTTCCGGCTATATGGCCCCCGAAGTCCTCCAATGGGCGGAGGATATGGCCCGCGCCAAAATGAAAGGGTCGCTGGACAAGGCGAAGAAGGAAGCCGGCCTGAAGCCGGCCAAGACCAATGGCAAACGAAAGACCAAACGGAACCGGGGAGCGTAATCTTCTGATCGCGGTCGCCTTCCTGGCGGTTACCGCCGGCCTGACGTCTTTTGCGGCCGCCTATATTGCCGGCTTCGTCCTGGATAAGACCGGCGACTCCAACGCTATGGCGCTTCTGATCGGCGCTAACCGCGTCGCCAGCGATTCGGCCGACCTGGAGCGTCAGCTGAATTCCGCCCAGGCCGCCCTTAAGTCCGTCCAGGAACTAGGGTGGGCTATGACTATCGGCTGCCTAGGGATTGCCTTTTCGGTAGGGGTCAAGGTCTTCCGTCGTCCCGACAATCAAAACGCCTCCTAGAGCATTCTAGGGGGGTCTAATCGACATATTCGGCCCCATATGTCGACGGGGTTTGGAAGGGGTTGTTTCCATAAAATGCCCGAACGGGAACTTTTGGAAACTTTCAGGGGGGAAACGTTCCAAACATTCCCGAACAGGAACTTAAAGGAACTTTGCAAAAGGATGTTGACGGAATAAAAGTCACCGCCCAGGATTCTAGTCGAACCTACTCCTATGGAAAACACATCCACCCCCACGGCCGTTGCCGGCCTTCTGTCCACCGTCACCCTTTCCAAGTTTAAATACTTTGCGGGGATGAGCGAAGAAACCAACGCGTTCACCGCGACCGTCCACGTCGCCGGCGAAGCGATCGGGACGGCCGAGAATCGCGGCCACGGCGGTTGCACGTTCGTCCGCTTCAATAACCAAGCCCACGCGCTCGCGCCGTTTGCTTCGCAGATTGCGGACGCCGTGGACAAGCTTGTCGACGCCAAGGTTAACGAGCAGCACGACGCCAAGTTTATCCTTAAGATGCGCCGCAAGGCCCGCGAAACTACGGCTTACATCACGTCCGACTGTTCCCGCGGCCAATATATCGCTTTTAAGAAAGGGGTTATGGTCAACCTTAACGCGGTCACGGCCAAACCCGGTTTCCTCAAATTCGTTTCTGATATGACGGACGCCGAAATCCTTTCCCACTTCACCGCCAACGCCTAAACCTATGAAACTGATTCTTCCCGTCCTGCTAGTCGTCGGCCTTGCCGTCGGCTACAACGTCGCCCTGGTCAAGTCCGGGCCGGCCATCCATAAGGCGATCGTCGACCGCCTCCCCCCGAAGCCCGCCAAGCGCTAACCCTATGCCCCACGCTATCCGCAAGACCTACCGCGACGACCCGGTCCGCAACGCCGTCGCCAATTTCTGCGAGAACCTGGACGGAGCGCAGCTCTTTATTGCCGCCGGCTCCGGCGGTTCCGCCCGCGACTACGTCAACCGCGCTCTTTCTGATCTAACCGCGGTCCTCAATTCCGCCGGCGTCCGCGACCTAACGGTTTCGGTCAATTCGGTTGGCCGGCTGGAATTCTTCCTCGATTACCAGGACGACCAAGGCGAAATCCGCCTTACCTACACGGCCCGCCAACCCCTTAACGACTAACTTTCCCCCAACCCAGCAAACCAACCCAGCAAACCAATGAGCAAACCCACCGAAACCACGGACAAGGCGACCGTCGCCCTCCGCACCCGCCAAGCGGTCTATTTCCGCAAACGCGCCGCCCAAGCCGGTCCTGGCTACCAGCCCGGACTTGCGAGCTACGCCCTTTACGGAGTCGAAGACACCAAGTCCGGCGCCTTCCTGATCGGGGACGCGCCGACGTCCGCCGACTTCGCCCAATACATCACCGCCAAGGCGAAGGCCGCGGCGCTGGAGAAATGCGACGCGCTGATTGAATGGCGCGAAGTCACCAAGTCCAAGCCGGTCGTCCGCGTCTGGATCAAGGACGAATCGGAAAAGCCGGCCAAGGCCCGCAAGGCCTCCGGCACGGTCAAGGCCTACGTCGCCGCAAACCCGGATAAGTCTATCCGCGAAATTGCGGACGCCCTGGACATTCGCCCGTCGACCGCCTGGACGACCGCCAACCGGCTAGCGATGAAACTCCCGACGCCGGGGAACCGCAATACGCACGAAATCAACGGCCACAAGATGAGCAAACTAAAGCACGACCGTATTATGGCCTTCAAGGCGCAGCTCCCGCAATTCGACGACGCGGAACGCCTTAACTCTAACGATATCGCCGCCCGCCTTGGCTGCTCCGGCTCTAACGTCCGCTTCTGGCTGCGCATTCTCGGCCACAAGCTGAAGAACCATAACGGCCGAACCATCTTCAAACACGATACCCGCACCTGGCCGGCCGTCTTCAAGCGGACCTTTAAGGACGGGACGCGAATCAACGGAGCCGCTAAAGCCCTGGGCGTTTGCTACGCGGTCGCCTACCGTTACGCCGCCAATAACGGACTGATCTCCGTAAAGGAGCGCGATCAGAACAACCGCAAGTCGGCCAACCCCTATTAATCCCAACCCAGAAACCAAACCTATGTCCGCAATCCCTAACACGACCGCCGTTAAACACGCCGGCCGAATCGTCCCCCTGACCCGCCCGGTCTGCGACTACACGGCCCGCCGAATCGAGCGCATCCTGCCGCAGCTCCACGCCCTGAACGCCGCCGGCAAAACCCAGCCCGACGCGGCCGCCGCCCTGGACATTACGTCTATGACCCTGCGGAATTACTGCGCCCTGCTGAATCTCCGCTGGTCCAACCTCAACCCCCGCCGCCGTGCCTGATCCTAACGCCCACCCTGCCGCTATGTTCGTAATCAAGAACCACACCCTCCCCCGCTTCTGGTGGCTCCGGCCCTGGACGACCGCCCGGACGCTAGCCGTCACCGTCGCGGCGCTCAAGGCCTACGCCGACCGGGCCGACGCGGCGCTTAAGCGCAGCGAATCCGACTTGCTCGCGGCCAAACAATCCCGCGAACATTGGATCGCGAAAGCCGAACGCGCCCACGCCGTCGCTATGCACAACGAGCGCGTAATCCTCGAAATGGAGAAGCGCGACCGTGGCTGATTTCACCCCTGGGAAGCCCTGGACGGAAGACCATTTCAAAACCGTCCACCTAGCCGGCTTTAACGCCCTGCTTTCGGAAATCTATTACGTTAACGAGGAAATTATGCGCGGGGACTGTTTGTCGGCCAAACACGCCTTGCCCCGCGTCCGCAAGCTGTTGAACGAATATAAAGCGACGATGGAGTCCGAAGGCGCTACGGAAGTCGACTTCGACCCTTACGTCGTCGCCGGCGGCTGGATTGCCTTACGCTTCAGCTATTTCGTCGCCGGCGTCCCTTATGCCGGAACCCTGACCCCCCGCCGGCGATGATCTCCGCCCGCTTCTCTATCGTCGCCCTTCTGCTCCTTGGCTGCTCCTGCCAAGCGCAGACGGACGCCCGCGTCCTTTACGCTATCGGCCAGGTCGAAGGCGGGAACCGGCTCCAGCGCGGGGATAACCTAAAGGCCTACGGACTTTATCAGCTCCACGCGGGAACCTGGGAGACGGCCAACGCGCAGCTGACCCGCGAAGGCCGGCGGACTTATCCGCTGTCAGCTTGGCGATCCGCGGAAGCCCAGGATATGGTCGCGGCCGCCTTGCTTCGCTACCTACGCGCTCAAATGAAGTCCGAAGGGATTCACTTCCCGACGCCAGAGCAATACGCCCTTTGTTGGAATATGGGCTTTGCCGGCGCTAAATCGGTCGGCTTCGACCCGCACAAAGCCCCGCCGGCGCGGTCTTCCTATGCCCAAAGAGTGGGCAACTTGTCCAGAGTCCGCTGACATTTATTTGCTTAATCAAGGTTATAGGGCAATAACCTTGATAAATGAACCAAACGCCCGCCGATTATATCGTTATTGCGGTCGACCCTGGCCGTAACGGCGGGATTGTCTGGCGGGAAAACGGGAAGGTCCACGCTATCAGGATGCCGGCTAACGAAGCGGCCACGGTGGACTTTCTGGTTAAAGTCGCTTGCCGGTCCGCCCTGGTAGAATTGCACCTAGAGCTGCCGGCGTCCGGCGGATGGGGTAAGGCCGGCCTTTCGTCTATTGCGAAACTGTTCCGCGGCGTCGGAAATATCGAAGGCGCGGCCTACGCTTTGGGCTGGAAAGTTAACACGGTCGACCCCCGCAAATGGCAAACGGCCCTTAACCTTAAGCGCAACAAGCTAGGGAAGACGGCTTGGAAAAACCTTCTGAAACAGAAGGCCGAAGACCTATACCCCGACCTTCCTATCACCCTGGCGACGTCCGACGCGGCCCTGATCTACCACGCCGGCTCTGCCGGACTCCTTTTCTGACCCTCCCCCACCTATGAAAAAGAATATTCCTAACGTCCCCCCTGTCGCGGAAATCCGACAGATTGAAGGAACGCCTTATATCATCGTCGACGGGAAACACGTCGCCCGCTTCCTGACCCCGACCGTCGTCAATAATAAGACCTATTTTAACCTGTTCCTTAACCCGAACGAAGGAAGCCGCCACGCGCTGGAAGACCTGGTCGAACAGAACCCCCGCCTTCGCAAATGAGCAAAACCCCCGCCACGGCCACGACCGCCCGCCAGGACTTCGTCGGCTTCCTTAACGCGATCGGGAACGTCCACGCCGATAAGGTCAACCCGGCCTTTAAATCCCGCTACGCTTCCCTGCCCGAAATCCTGGACAGCGTTAAGTCCGTAGCGAAGGGGTTTAACCTGGCCGTCCAGCAAACCCTTTCCTCCAACGACGGGACGATCCGCGTAACGACTGACATTCTCCACGCCGACGGCTCCACCTTCCCCGGCGGTTCCGTTGCCTTCAAGTCGGACGGACTCAACCCCCAGCAGCTCGCGTCCGCGACGACCTATCTGCGCCGGCTTTGCCTTAAAACGGCCGTAGGCATAGAAACGGACGTCGACGACGACGCGGCCGCCGCTTCCCGCCCTATGCCGGCCAAGCCCGCCGCCCCCGCCGGCCCCTGGTATTCTTTCCTTTCCGCCCTGGAAGCCGAACGCGCCCACGCCTATTGCGTTAAGAAGGGGTGGCTGCCGCCCTCCGCCGAAGACCTGGCCGAACTGCCCCAGGACAAGGTCGACGCGATCCTTTCAAATAAGGCCGCCTTCGTCTCCGCGATTAACCGATGAAGCCCCGACTGAACCACGGCGACGCCAAGGCCGCCGCCTTCGACGGTTGGCGCCGGCAAATGTCGGCCCGCGAAGTCGCCCGGTCCTATGGGATTAACATTAATTCCGTCTACCACGCCGCCCGCCGAATCGGAATCCAGCTGCGCCCGGTGATTAACCGCCCCGCCGGCAAACGCGCCGCCTGATGTATCGCCCCCCGCTTAATCTCCTGGCTATGGCCGCAAAGATGCCGCGGGAATCCCACGCCCTTTTCGTCATCGCGGACGGGAAAGTCCTTAACCCCGAATTTGTCGTCTGGGATCGCGACAGTTACCGGGAAGAACTTTGGAAGCTGAAGCGCCGCGGCCTACGCGTCGACGGCCGACATATTGAGTTTATCGCGAAGCACGGCCAGGAATACGAACGGATTAACATTAACGCCATATGAGCAAACCGACCCCCCCCATTCCCTCCGCGGTCCTTAAGAAAGCGAACGTTAACCGCGAATTGGACGGCTTTGTCCTGCTTACCTGGTTCGACTCCCTTTGCTTTACCGAAGTCACCGCCAAGACGAAGCGACAGTTTCAGACCTACCTTGCTTTCTGGAAGAAGGACACCCTCCCGACGCTGCGCAAGGACACCCGCTATTTTATCCGGCTAGGCGCGGAAGCCCCCCTTATCGAAACCACCCGCAACAAGCTATGACCAACCGCGACCTGATCCGCCGGCTGCTGGAAACCGTTAAAAACAACCTGTCCGACCTGGACTACTATTGCGAAACGGAAATTATCGGGGAAGACGCCCGCCACCTAGACGCCGATATCAAAGGCGCGACCCGGCAAGCGCTCTACGTCGACCCCGAGAAGCTGGAGGAATCCTTTCAGCTTAAACCCCTCTACGATCGCCTTAAGTCTATTCAATGCACCTTGCGGATACTCCGAAACAACCTGGACCTGTCCGACAAGGCGATTGAATCCGCCCTGGAGTCCTGTCAGCTAATCGGCGCGGAAGTCGAAGAAACGAACAAGCCCGACGACGACCTCTAAACCTTTCCCAATATGCCCCTGATCCAAACCCGCGACGAATACCGCGCCCTTAAAGCGCTCAACTACTCTGGTAGCAAAGAGCTGCTTAAATCGGCCGCCCATTACCAGGCCTACCTGACCAAGCCCCAGGAAGAAACGAAGGCGCTTAAGATCGGGACGGCCGTCCACGCTTACGTCTTACAGCCGGACGTCGCCTTTGCGACCTACGCCGTCGCCCCCGAAGTCGACCGCCGCACGAAAGACGGGAAGGCCGCCTGGGAAACGTTCGTGGCCGCCAACGCCGGAAAAGTCGTCCTGACCGAAGACGAAAACGCCCTAGTCGCCGGCGTCTCTAATTCTATGCGGTCGACCCTTAAGACCCTAGGAGTCGGCGCGGTCGCTACGGAACTTATGATCTCCGGCGAATACTGCGGAACGCCGGTTAAAGCCGCTATCGACCTGGTAGGTTCCGACGGCTACCTCTACGACCTGAAGACTTGCGAAGACGCTAGCCCGAAGGGTTTCCTTTCGGCCGTCCGCGCCTATCGCTATAACCTCCAGGCCTACCTTTACCGGCTCCTTTACGAACAACATAGCAAAACCAAGGTCCGCGGTTTCCGCTTCATCGCGACCGAAAAGGCCGGCGACGGCTTCTACCCTACCGCGGTTTATGAGCTGGGGCCGGAGCTTATGACTTACGCAATTAGCGATTTCAATCAGGCCGCGACCCTTTACAAGACTTGCGCCGCCCTGGACGAATGGCCGGCCTACCCGCTGGACGTGCAGACTATCGACGTCAACGCGCCGGCCAAGGCCGCCGAATCCATTAACTTTGCCTAATCCAAACCTATGAACCAACCCAACGCCGACCGTCCCCCCCTTACCCCTATCAGCGTCCCCGGCGTCTACCGGCTGCGCCTGTCCAAGCCGAAGATTGAAAAGGTCAAGATGCACGAAGACGGGACGGTTTCCGCCCGCCTTTTCTTCGTCGACGCGGCCGGCCAATGCCTGTCCAAGAACTACGGGACTAAATACCATACCAAGGCGCTGGCTATGCTTGTCGGCCGGATCACCGGCAGCTTTGCCCAGGAAATCCGCCAAGGCGCCACGGTGGCCGAATTCCTGGACTACATCGCCCCGGCCTGTAACGTTATTACCGATATCGGCGTCGACGTCACGCCGGACGGGGATTGGCAAGGCCGCCCCCAATACAAATATAAGCTGACGTTCGGGAAAGGTTCGGTGAAGCCGGCCGTCCCCGAAAAGCCGGCCGACGGCGCAATCGACTTCTAACCGATGCGCGAAGTCCTGGGCGGGATGTTCCTGGTTATGTTCACCCTGAAGCTTCTGGGAATAACGGAAGTCTCCTGGTGGATCGTCACGGCCCCGCTTTGGGCGCCGCTTTCGGTTGTCCTAGTTATCGTCGCTTGTTGCGGCGTCGTCATCGGTTCGGTTTCCCTCTGGGAAATGTATCAGAAGCGGAAAGCCGATCAAAAGCGGAGGGAGCTGCTTAACCAGCTATGAGCGCCGCGCTACGTTACCGGGTAGCCGACAACCAGGCGCAGCTGACCCTAGGCGGAAACGTCCTGATCGTCGACCCGGCCGGCCCGCTGGTCGAATACGCGGACTATGCCCGCTTAAAGGAAAAGTCCGCTTGCCAGACCGAAGCGCTTAACGCTTTCGATAACAAACTGCGCCAAGCCGAAGCCCAGGTCGAACGGCTAGAGATTGAAAACGAACATCTTCAAAATACGCTTAACCGTTACGCCCTTGAAGACGTCCGTTGGCAAGTAAAGGTCGAACGGCTGCGCACGGCCGGCGACAATATAGTCCGTCTATGGTCAAGCGGAACGGGGACTGATCTGGAAAACTTCACGCAAGCGCTTTGGCTTTGGACGACCGCAAAACAAACCAAACCAACCGAATGAGCGAACGCTTTGAAGCCCTGGGTAATTACGTCTACGAAAAAGGCGAACGCATCGGCGCAACCCCGGAAGAATCCGCTATTAATCTAGCGCGGAAACTTAACGCTTACCAAATGCGTATCGAGCGCCTGAAAGAAGAAACCCGCCGGCTCCGCAAGGCCGGGAATAACCTTCACGGTTTCCTTATTAACTACATTGTCGATAACCGCCTTTCATCGGCATACCTGGACAAACTAGACAATGAATGGTTGAACGCCGCCAAAAACGGAAACCTGACTAATTGAAAGTCTGACGCCGACTAATTTAAAGACCCTATGTCTAAACCTACCATCGTCCTGCTTTGCGGTTACGCCCGCGCCGGCAAAGATACGTTTGCCCTTGGAATGTCCAAGGCCGCCGAACCTAATCTGATCCGAACGTCGTTTGCTTACGCGCTCAAGGACGCCGGCGACTTATACCTGGCGAAGCTAGGGGTTTGCGACGCCGATAACAGCTTCTTTTCGGAACGGTTCAAACTAGCTCACCGCGCCTTTCTGGTCGAAGCCGGCCGCACGGCCCGCGCCGTTAACCAGGACGTCTTCGCTAACGCCCTAGTCGCCCGCGTCGCCGGCTACGAAAAGACGCACGTCGCCGTTACCGATTGGCGCTACCGAAACGAATACGAAGTTATTCAGCGCACCCTTGGCGCCGCCGGCTGGACGGTTCGGACCGTCTGGCTGGAAACAATCGGGACGTTCGCCGCCAACGAGGAAGAAGCCCTGACTATCGCGGACATTCGGCGCAACCTCCCCTTTGATTACGAATTCTATTTCCGCGCCAATTCCCCCGAAGCCGTAAAAGAAGAAGGGAAGCGGTTCGCCGCGACCCTCCGGCTATGATCGACGACGCGGGAATGGCCGGCGCTAACGAACGCCGCCGCCGCCTGACGTTCGTCGAACGCTGCCTAATCCTGGGAATCGACCTGGACCGCGCCCACTTCCTAGCCGCTTGCGCCCGCGGCGAGAACGCCCGGAAGACGAAGAACGAAGGGATATATATCCCTTACGACGATAACGTCCAGCTGCGCGAAGCCGCCCGCCTAGGAATCAACGCCCTGGACACGGCCCGGATGATGGGACTTCCCCTGGCCGACGTGCTTTCCCGCGGAATCGTCTTTCCGGCAAAGTCTACCCACCCGATCCCCGAAGGGTTTTACGTCCATAACCTTTTCACCCCTGACACCGGCCAAACCGAATGAGCAAACCAACCCGCTTCGTCTTCGCGTCCGACAGTCACGGGGATATGGCCGACCCCGAAGCCCTAGAAGCTTTGTTCGCCTTTTGTAAGGATTACCTACGCCCTGGGGATATCCGCGTCGCCGGCGGGGACCACTTCGACTTCCGCGCCCTTCGCCGGGGAGTCGGCCACGGTGACGCCGAGTCCGGGGAATCCCTTAAAGACGATATCGACGCCGGAAAAGACTTCCTGCGCCGCTTCCGCCCGACGGTCTATCTATGGGGAAACCACGAACACCGCCTGGACAACCTAATCAGCTCGTCCGCGTCCGCTATGGTCCGCGATTATTGCCAAGACATTAAAGACGATATCAACCGCACGGCCCGCGCAGCTGGGGCAAAAACAATCCTGCCCTACCACGCCGAAAAGGGAGTCTACCGCCTAGGGCCGGTCGCCTTTATTCACGGATACGCGCACAGCGAGACGGCCACCGTAAAGCAAGGACTCCATTACGCGGTCGCCGGCGGCGCCCTGATCCACGGCCATACGCATAACCTGGCTAGCATCGCCCTAACGAAACACGGTTCCGGGAACGCCTTCAGCGCCGGCTGCCTTTGCCTTAAGGAAGAAATGGGATACGCGTCCCACCGCCTAGCAACGTCCCGCTGGGGTTCCGGCTTCGTCGCCGGCTGGGTCGACGGCCGCGACTACAAAGCCCACCTAATCCACAAAGTCGGAAACCGCTGGGTCTGGTCCGCCGACCTCCGTTTCTTCACCCCGAAATCCCGACGCTAATGGCCCGCCAAGGCAAACGCCCCAAACTGACCGACGCTACCTTCCGCGCTATCGTCGCGGAGCTTCAGAACCAGGCCGAGACGCCGCCCAAAGGTTTCCTGACCCGCGACGAATGGTCCAAGAAATGGGAACTAGGCCGGACGGCTACGGCCAAATATCTAGACGAAGGGGTTAAAGCCGGCGTCCTAGAGACTATCCTGATTCGCCGCGATCTAGGCGCTTACGTCCGCCGCGTCCCCCATTGGGGACTAGTCGCCGGGAAACGGAAGCGACTTAAAGGAACTTGACGGACGACCCGACGACGCCCACCGTCGGCCGCCTATGCCTCCCCCTAACGCGTCGCCAGAAGCGGAGCGCCACCTTCTAGGCGTCCTTATCCGCGACGCCCTACCCTTCCCGCCCGACCTTGTCCCCGCGGACTTCTACGAACCAAAGCTGCAAGACGTCGCTTACGCGATCCGCGCCGTAGAAGACCAGGGAGGACAAGCGGACGAACTATCGGTTATCCTTTATCTGCGGTCTACCCCGTTCGACTCCCCGGACGCTTTCGTTTCCAGCCTAACGACGGACGTCGGCTTTTCCGCCTATAACCCCGCCTGGGCCGGCGAAGTCCGCCGGCAATCCCTTTTGCGGTCCATCGCGGAAACGACCGCCAAGGCCGCCGCCCTGGCAGCGGACCCGGCCGCCGACCCTGAAGCCGTCCTAGCCTTCACCGCCGGCCAACTGAAAGCCGCGACCGAACGCGCAAAGAAGTCCGACGCCGGCGTCGTCGCTATGGACTTCGACGCCCTGGAGACGTTCGACCGCAAAGCCGACCCTAATTGCGTTATCGGTTCGCGCTGGATGTGCCGCGGTTACTCCTGCCTTTTGGTTTCCCAATCCGGCGTCGGGAAGTCGTCCTTTAGTCTTCAATTTATGATCTGCCTAGCGCTTCGGAAATCATTCTTCGGAATCGAGGCCAAGCGCCCCCTTAAAGTCCTTTTCCTGCAAAACGAGAACGACGAAGGGGACGTCAGCGAAGCCCTCCAGGACATTACGGGAGGAATGAACCTACATTTTCCCGAACGTCAGCAGCTTAAACAAAACCTAGTTATCTACCGGCTTAAGCGCTTCACCGGGCAAGACTTCCTGGACAAGATGCGCGACCTTATCCGACTCCACGCCGCGGACGTCGTCGTTATCGACCCCCTTATGGCATTTATCGGGATTCCGGCCGCCGATCAGGAAGCTATGACCGATTGGTGTCGCCGCGGCCTGGACGCCGTCCTGACCGAAACCGGCGCTGTCCTATTCGCCGTTCACCATACGACGAAGCCGCGATCCGCCAAGGACAAGGAAGGACAGACGGCCGCCGACCTTGCCTACTCCGGCGCGGGAGCTAGCGAGCTGGTTAACTATATGCGGGAAGTCGCGGTCCTGGAGCGCTGCGCCGGAGAGGAACCCGTCTTTAAATTCAGCCTGACCAAGCGCCGCGGCCGGTCCGACCTTCGGGACAATAACGGGGACTTCGCCCCCTCAATCTACGTCCGCCACTCCCCGACCCGCGGCGTTATCCGCTGGGAACGGTCCACCCCGCCGACGCAGGATAGCGATTCCAGCCCTTCCAAGGGGTCTAGGAGACGCTTTGACAAGGAATAAGGGGGAGGACAGCCTTAACCGCCTACCCCCGTCTTAAATCGCCTTCTAGATGCCTACGCCCTGCCGGCATACTTCCGTAGTATTACCCCTTACGGGGAATACAAGCCCCTTCCCCCTCCGCCTGACGGCTACGGGTCGGGGCTATTTAATCCGAACCTATGCCGAGAAAACCCCACAAGTTTAGCCGCGCCCAGATATCGGCCATTAACCGCGGGAAATATTGGGCGACCAAATGGCGACTTATGCCTGGTCAAATGGAACGCGCCCGGAGGAAGGCCGGGAAAGAGTCAGTCAAGGAAAGGGAAAGACAGCGACTCAATATCCAAGACGACCTTAAGTCCTGGCCGGAAACCCTGACGACTAAAGAGCTTAACGACCTGATCGCCGGCTATATCCCGAAAGACTATAACCCTAGGTCATTCGTTAACCGTCTTCGACGTTACCGATTCTTTATCTTCGACCAGATGAAAGCCCTATGGGTCAACCAATGCCGGCCTAGTGGACAACCCGTCAACCCTTCGGCCGGTGTTTAGTGTATTATATGCCCTATCGCTTCCGACGTTTCCAAGGCCTGGCGCAGCTGGTGGTCTAAATTGACCGCATCGGAACGCCGTCGGCTAGTGGACGCCGGCTGCTTTAACGCCGACGATCCAAGCGACGCGACGCCGCCAGGGGACGCCCAGCGAATCAATACGAACCGTTACGACTTCCAAAGGATGGAGGAAGAAGGCGCTTACGCGGCGGACGGTCAGGAACGCGGGAAGCTGCGCGACGAGCTGCGGGACAGGTCAGCGGCCGAACAAGTCCAAGCGGACGAAGACCAGGCCGCGCCGGCCGACCCGCGTATCGCGGAGCTGGACCTTGCGTCGCTTCGCTTGCGGGCGACTATTGAATTTATCCTGGCCGGTTGCGATCAGTCGTCCGACCCGGAGATGAGACTGAAAGCGGATATTATTCGGATTGTTATCGGGGAGGGAAGTCCGCCCAGGATGACGGTCCTAGCCAAGCGCCACGGCTTTAGCCGCGCGGCCGTATCCCTACGCTGTCGGACTTTGCTCCGTCAGCTCGCTATCGAGCCGTCGCGGTTTATGCGCCCGGAAGACGAAGTCCGTAATATGCGGATTTCCGCCATTTTTCGCGGCTTTTCCGCTTCCCCTACCCCTCCCCCCATAGGAAATCTATTAAAAAGGGGGGGTATTTCCACTTCCGCGGGCCGACTTCGCTCCGTTGGGACAAAAGGTCACCAAAACCTTAAGGGTAAAGGGAAGCCGCGTCACGCCGGCAACTAACGATGGCTAAAAAAGATAAAGACCGTTTAACGGAAACGACTTTGGACGTTATTTTTTCTACCGCGATGATCGAGGGAGAAACGGAAACGATGGAAGGAGTCAGCGCCCGCCAGATTCGCAACGCGGCGAAAGCCAATATGATTTCCCGACTGAAGAAACAAGAGGCGAAGACTTTCTTTGACCGGCTGCCGGCCGCGGGCGAATACTTCCACACAATCAGCAACGGCTCCTTTGATTATTGGTCCGTGCTTTCGGTGCTTATCGACCTTTGCCCCGCGCCGGTGGACGAAGCTTATATTTCCACCTGGACGCTTAACCACAATACTTGCAAGGAACTGTTTGAAGTCCTGGACGCCGGCAAGGTCCGCAAGGTTTGGCTATTGTCGGGACTCTATTTCAAGAAACGGGAACCCGCGGTTTATGCCCGCCTAGCGACCGGCCTTGCGGAGC